AGTTTGTAAACAAAAAAGGTAGACTTCCAGACAAGATAGTAGAAGAAATAAAAATACATATGAGATCGATGAAGAATGCATCAGAGTCTCAATTAGAATTATTTAAACTAAATCTAAAAGATTTAGTTAATGCAAAATTCCCACCTAAAGCAGATGTGATCAAGATGCCAGTGCCTAGAGACAAGAAACTAGTACCTAGCGACAAGAGAATAGACAAAGAAGTAACTAAAATGATGGACGAAGATGGTCCAGTCGTTGCTTTAGAAAGAATTGTAAAAAGCGATACACCTATGAACAGTAGAAAGTATCTTATCGATGAGATTAATAGATATAACAAAACAGTTAGAACAGAAGATAAAACTATCGACGAATTAAAAGAGATACTAATGCGATTAGATACCGACGGCATTCCTTTTGCAGATGGTGGTATCGCAAATCATTTTAGGAACAGATAATGGCCTATATACCTTGGTGGCAAAGATACGAAGCACCTACGTTCGCAGAACGTTTTGAGCTAGGTGGACTTGCTAAAAAAAGAATTCCTTTTGCAGACAATCCTTTAAAAAATTTTAACAGAAATCCATCAGGTATAAACCAACATTTGCTTAGAACAGATGATGAAATACAAGCGATTATAGACAGCTATCCTGATAACTGGACTAAAAAAGATTTTAGAGGTGAGGGTAAATTAAACAACGTAAAAATTTTAACACGTAAAGAAACAGAAAGACCAAATTTAAATTTTAAATTTGAAGGCAAAAGAACTTTTAAAGAACCCAACCAAGCAAATATTGAACGAGATAAAAAAATAAAAGTTAGTCAAGGAAATAGAATATCTGTTCTTGGATCTGGACAAACAGGAGCACAATTTGGTCACGTGTATCCTATTATAGAAAGCGTTCCACAAGATACAAAAATGACAAATTTAATTATGGCTAAAGCTAATAGAGCTTTAGAAGGCTTTAATCAAATTGGGCAAAAGATTGCTGAAGAACAAGAATTTTTAGTTAAGAATAAACCAGAAGGATACAAAAAGAAATTAATGGAATTAAATGCAAAAGCTAAATTAAATGTTAACAATGCAATTAAAAGTTTAGGTAAAGAATACAAAGGACAAATAGGATATTTTCAAGTAGATGTTGATACTTTAGAATTTAAAAAGAAAGCAGGTAACTGGGCTAATACTTTTGCCGGTGTAGATGGTAAACCAAAAGTAATTAAAGACATGTCAGTTAAAGAAAGAAAAACTTTTGAAAAAACTATTTCTAAATTAGCTAAAAAATTAGAACCAAATGAAATTAAAAACATTGCAAAATATTTAATTAAATTTGTTGCAACAAAAGGTAAGTCTTTTAAACAAGGTGGACCTGTAAGACAAAAATTAGGACGTGGTTATTTAGCAGGTGGCGCTAAAAATATAAAAGATAAATATTATAAAGGTTCTGATTTAGAAGCAATTATAAATAATTCAGAATTAGTTGCAGCTCAAATGGGTCTAGGTGGTTTTGAAGAATTGTTTAGATTGTTAGGTTTTTATGCAGACGGTGGTAAAGTTACTGGAGTAGATGATTACATAAGAAACAGATACAAATGAAAAACCCAACCCTTGTTAAAAACATGAAACATGTTAAATTAAAAGAGATACCACCATTAAAGGGCCCTGATCCTAGAGGCTTGATAAAAGATAAAAAACAGGATAAACCTATACTTTTGGAGAAAACAAATGGCAGAAATAGATAAAGGCTTACCGAACGTAAGACAACAGATTAAAGTACCCTCACAGGATGAAATGACAGAAGTAGCAACACAGCTACAAGAGTCTATGCCATCACCTGACGATACTGAAATTAGAGAAAACGAAGACGGATCAGTAGACATTAATTTTGAACCAGGTGTTGTAGCACCGGAACAAGGAGAAAATCACTATTCTAACCTGGCAGACTTATTGCCAGATTCTGTTTTAGATCCTTTAGGTGCTGAGTTATACGGCAACTACACAGACTACAAAGAATCTAGAAGAGAATGGGAAAGATCTTACTCACAAGGTTTAGATCTTTTAGGTTTTCAATTTGAGCAAAGAACAAGACCTTTCCAAGGAGCATCAGGTGCAACACACCCAGTCCTTGCAGAAGCAGTTACACAATTCCAAGCGCAAGCTTACAAAGAATTATTACCTGCACAAGGTCCAGTTAGAACTCAAGTGTTAGGTAATTCTACAAGAGAAAAACAAGACCAAGCAGTCAGAGTTAAAAATTTTATGAACTATCAATTGATGGATGTCATGAAAGAATACGAACCTGAGTTTGATCAAATGTTATTTTATTTACCTCTTGCAGGATCTACTTTTAAAAAAGTTTATTATGACGATTTAATGGGACGAGCTGTATCAAAGTTCGTCACAGCAGATGACTTAGTGGTTCCGTATTCTGCTACCTCATTAGAGGATGCGGAAGCCATATGTCATGTAATTAAAATGTCAGGTAATGATTTACGTAAGCAACAAGTTGCAGGATTTTATAGAGATATAGAATTAGGCACACCTTACGCAGAAGAAACGGAACTTAAGAAAAAAGAACGAGAACTAGAAGGAACAAGATCAACCGGTCAACAAAAAAATAATCCAATTTTTACGTTGATTGAATGTCATGTTAATTTAGATCTTGAAGGTTTTGAAGACAGAGGGGAAGACGGAGTCCCTACTGAAATTAAGATTCCATACATTGTGACTATAGACAATGGTACGCGAAAAATATTATCTATTCGAAGAAACTTTAGAGTAGATGATCCCAAAAAAGAAAAAATCCAATACTTTGTCCATTTTAAGTTTCTGCCAGGACTAGGTTTTTACGGTTTTGGATTGATCCATATGATTGGCGGTCTAACTAGAGCAGCCACGTCTGCTCTTCGTCAACTTATAGATGCAGGTACGTTATCGAACTTGCCATCAGGATTTAAACAGAGGGGTATCAGAGTTAGAGATGATGCCCAATCTCTGCAACCAGGTGAGTGGCGTGATGTCGACGCTCCTGGTGGATCTTTAAGGGATGCTTTTATGAACCTGCCTTACAAAGAACCATCACAAACTTTATTACAGTTGATGGGAATTTGTGTAGATGCAGGACAGAGATTCGCGTCCATTGCTGACATGCAGGTTGGGGACGGGAACCAACAGGCCGCTGTTGGAACAACCGTAGCTCTTTTAGAACGTGGTTCAAGAGTAATGTCAGCAATCCATAAGCGATTGTATGCATCAATGAAAACAGAGTTTACTTTGTTGTCAGATGTATTCTCAACTTACTTACCGCCAGTTTATCCATACGATGTAGTAGGTGGAGAAAAACAAATTAAACAAACAGATTTTGATGCAAAAGTAGATATACTTCCTGTTGCTGATCCTAATATATTTTCATCAACACAAAGAGTTGCTATTGCACAAACAGAATTACAGTTAGCTCAATCTAACCCACAAATGCATAATCTATATGAAGCGTACCGAGATATGTATGAAGCATTAGGAGTTAAGAATATTGATCAAGTATTACCACCTCCACCACCGCCGGCACCTAAGAATCCAGCGTTGGAACACATAGATGCATTAGCAGGTAAACCTTATCAAGCGTTTACTGGACAAGATCACCAAGCACATATTGCAGCTCACGTTGCTTTTATGTCAACTAACATGGCTAAAAATAATCCACAGATTATGGCGTCATTAGAAAAAAATATATTTGAACACATTGCATTAATGGCTGACGAACAAGTACAAATGGAAATGCAAGAACAAATTCGTAAGATGCAAGAGTTACAACAACTAATGCAAATGAATCCACAAATGGCACAATCACCAGAGGTTAAAGGCGAAATGGATAGATTACAAATAGATCTTGAAGCTAGAAAAGCAACATTGATTGCAGAGATGATGGCCGACTTCTTATCAGAAGAAAAGAAAATTAGTGGAGACTTTGGTAATGACCCAATTGCTAAATTAAGAGCAAGAGAGTTAGATCTAAAAGCTCAAGACAACATGAGAAAAATGAAAGAAGATGAAGCTCGTATAAATTTAGATAAGAGCAAAAT